AAGATCTTTAAACCTTCTTTTAGCTGACTGGGCTAACCGTGGTCTAAATCAATGGACTATAAAACAAAGAACCGTCGCAATGGTTTCTGGCGACGGTGAATACGATTTAGGAACGGATGTCATAGATGTCCTTTCTGTTGTGGTAAGAAGAGAAGGCACAGACTTTCAGCTTGAAAGATTAAGCAGAGATGAGTTCTTGAATATACCTGTTAAAACAACAACAGGACGACCAAATCAGTATTTCTTGGACAGACAACTTACACCCAATTTAAAAGTTTGGCCTGTTCCAGAAAACAGCACAGATGTTATTGTTCTGGATGCGCTGACTCGAATACAAGATGCAGACGTTTACACAAACACACTCGATTTACCTTTTAGGTTTTATCCTTGTTTGGCGGCTGGTCTTGCATACTATCTATCGCTCAAAAGGGCACCAAACAGAGTACAGTTGCTTAAAGCAGTGTATGAAGAAGAGTTTGATCGGGCGGCGACAGAGGATAGAGACAGGTCTTCGTTCAACGTAGTTCCTGATTTTCAATATTTTAGAGTGAGTTAATGAGTAAGTTTGCGTCCGGAAAAAATGCAAAAGCTATTTCGGATAGATCCGGATTGCAATATCCTTATCGCCTTATGCGTAGAGAGTGGAATGGACTGCTTGTAGGTCCTGACGAATTTGAACCAAAACATCCACAATTAGGCCCCTTTAGAAAAGTATCTGACCCTCAAGCTTTAATAGATAGTAGACCAGAACAAGATGTAGATAGCCAAAGATCCACTCAATATGGTTTTAATCCAGTAGGTTTTAAAACACTTGAGGGTCTTGCGGAAGACAATGATTTGGTTGCTACAGGAGGAGTTGGTACTGTAGATATATTTCTTCCTAAAACACTTGGTACACAGGGCACGGGTCAAGTTGGTTCCGTTACTGTTATTTTACCGGCGTCTGTTACAGTTTCTATTTCTGGGTTTGCTGTTCTAACACCTTCTGTGGGATCTGTTTCAGTTGCAACAGCGGGAGGTGTAAGTGTTTCAATTACGGGATTTAGTAGCACGGCTTCTGTGGGATCTGTAACTACTTTAATAGCAAACGTAATAGCCGCAGTAACAGGCTCTGCGGGTACTGCTTCATTAGGGTCTGTAACCACTGTAACAAACGTAACTAATTATGCTGTTACTGTTGCTTCTGGTACGAACGTATATGGAAGTGGTAATAAATATTATATTAATGGAGCTGTGTCTCCGACACTTACATTAAATGAGGGCAGCACTTATTGGTTTGATCAGAGCGACTCCAGCAATAGTGGGCACCCCTTGAGATTTAGCACAACTGGAAACGGAACTTGGGCCGGAGGTGTTCAATACACCACGGGAGTAACAACAGTAGGAACTCCGGGTAGCGCAGGAGCTTATACGAAGATAACAGTTGCTTCTGGTGCGCCCACGTTGCATTACTATTGTACCAACCATAGTGGAATGGGAGGCCAAGCGAATACGCCATGAGTTTTACATTTGATAGTTTAAAACAAGCAATACAGGATTATACGGAAAACTCGGAAACGACTTTCGTTACAAATCTTCCTATTTTTATAAGGGCGGCTGAAGAACGCATACTTAAAAACGTTCAATTAAATCTTTTTATGCGTAATCAGCAAGGTACTATGACATCAGGAAATAAATTTCTTGGTGCGCCTAGTGATTTTTTGGCACCTTTTTCGTTAACTTTGACGTCTAATAGCGAAAAAGAATTTTTAGAATTTAAAGATTTATCTTATATTGAGTCTTTTCATCCAAATGAAACAGAGACAGGAAAACCAAGATATTATGGTCAGTTCGATGTAGGTAACTTTATATTAGCTCCTACGCCTAATGATAATTATGACGTAGAGGTTCAATATTTATTTAGACCTGCTAGTTTAACAAGTGGAGCGGGCACAGGCACGACTTGGTTAAGTGAAAACGCTGAATTAGCCTTGTTATATGGGACTTTGGTTGAGGCATATACTTTTATGAAGGGTGAACCTGATATTATGGCAAACTATGATAAAAGGTTTCAAGAGGCAGTAATGGGCCTAAAAATGTTGGGAGAGGCAAAAGAAACTACACAAGAATATCGTGTGGGAAAAGTTATTAGGGACAAACAATAATGTTTAAGTTAGATTTAAATGTATCAGACGAGCCAATCGTCAATGTACAAACGACAAATAATCGAGGTTTTACCCCCGATGAGGTTGCAGAACGCTGTGTAGAAAAGCTTATTAGTGTATCTGATAATGCACATCCTGCTATAAGAGATCAGGCAAAAGCGTTCCAAAAGCACATGGAAAAGGTGGTTGCGTTTTATATGCGCGAAGCTATTCGCAGTGACCGCACAACCGTGTATAATGCCCTTATAGATGCAGGGCATCCAAAACTGGCTGACGCAATAAGGAGATTATGACATGGCGATCACGCAAGCAATGTGTACTTCTTTTAAGAAAGAACTTCTTGAAGGAACACACAACTTCAAAAACTCAGGGGGCAGTACATTTAAAATTGCTCTATTTACTTCATCTGCAACATTAGGTGCTTCAACAACAGCTTATGCTACAACAAACGAAGTGTCTGGTACAGGTTACTCTGCTGGTGGTGCTTCACTTACCCGTGTAGACCCCTCGACATCAGGCACAACAGCTTTGACAGACTTTGCTGATGAAACTTTTTCAACGGCAACAATCACAGCAAACGGAGCGTTGATTTATAATAGTAGTGCTTCAGACAAAGCCGTTATTGTATTGGCGTTTGGTGGCGATAAGACATCAACTGCTGGTGACTTTACTATTCAGTTCCCAACAGCGGACGCGAGTAACGCTATTATCCGTATCGCCTAATCGGTAAAATCCGATGGCAATAATTGCGGGATGGGCTAGAGGTACATGGTCCCAAGGGGCTTGGGGCGAACCTATTCCGGTTATTGTCACGGGAGAGGCAGGAACCAGTGCGGTCGGCACGGTTACTGTCCTTGCGGCAGCAGACGTTCCAGAGACAGGGCTGGCGGCTACAGGTTCCGTTGGCTCTGTTTCAGTTGTTGCTGAAGCAATCATATCTCCAACTACGGTGGTGGCTACAGGATCTGTAGGTTCCGTTACTGTTACTGGGATTGCTAATTTTAGTGTGTCTGGATCGGCAGGTACAACAACCGTTGGCTCTGTTGTAGTTTCAGCAGATGCAGATGTACCAGAGACAGGACTTTCTGCAACAAGTGGTATTGGCTCTGTAACGGTAGATGCCGAGGCTGTTATAGCTGCAAGCGGCTCTGCGGGTACAAGTGCAGTTAATTCTGTAACGGCTCAAGGTAGTACGATAGCTCCTACAACAGGGTTATCTGCAACTGCTTCAGTAGGCACCGTTGTCGCTGCGGCTGCGTCTGACGTTAGTGTAACAGGTCTCGCTGCTACAGGTGAATTAGATTCTGTAACGGTTACGGGTACAGGTAACGTACCTGAAACGGGTCTTGCTGGTACGAGCGGTGTAGGATCTGTCACGATAGACGCTACTGGTAATGTTGTCACGACAGGCGAAACAGCTACGAGTGCCGTGGGAACGGTCACTCAAAAAGCGAATGCTAATGTTTCTCTTAACAGTCTTTCTCTTGAATCAGTCGGTCAAGTCGGCACCGTTGTTGCGGGTATTTCTGTAGAGTTTGTAACAACGGGATTGGCAAGTGCGACAAATGTTGGTAATGTAACGGTACAAGCAAACGCAGATGCTATCGTAACTGGCGTTGAGGCAACAGGAGATGCAGGAAATGTTCGAGTATTTGATCAAGTTATTCCAGATCAAGTTCCCAATTTTCAACCACCTGTACCGGGTACACAGCCCGGAGATCCGCTATCAAGCCCCTCTTATAGGGAGCCTGAAGGAGTACCCGGTGGATTTGTTCCGGGAGATCGTTTACAAGCCCCGACATGGAAAGACGTAGCATAGGAGAAATATATGGCTAGTACGTTTACAACAAACTTTGCGATTGAAAAGCCGGGTACTGGTGAGCAGTCTGGTACATGGGGTACTACCACAAACCATAACTTTGATATATTTGATCGGTTGGCCGGATACAAAAGCGTGACTGTATCAGGCACAACACATACTTTAACTGTTAGACCCGGCTCTCCATCTTCTGGATCGAGCAACGCCTCAGACGGTATGTATCGTGTTATTGAGTTCAAAGACTCAGGCTCTGATCTGGGTGCAGATGTTACTGTAACGATAGCACCAAACACAACTCAGGCGTTTTTTATCTTTAAAAATTCACTAACTGCGGATAGAAATGTAATCGTTACACAAGGTAGCGGGACAAACGTTACCGTTCCCGGCACAGGAAAAGTAAGCATTGTATACGGTGACGGTGGCGGATCAGGAGCAAATATGATAAGCTTGAGTGACACTCTGGCGATGTCAAACCCCGAGATCACAGGTGGTGTAGCGACAGGATTGACAGACTTGAGCATGGCAGA